TGTCAGCGTTGTAGTGCTGGTGGAAAGGGTCTGTGAAACTGTTCCTGTGTCTGCAACCGCGCCGTGGACCGTCCAGCCCGAGCCTTGGATTATGACTGTTCCGAGAGTGGAACCATAGACCGTCCAGGTACCGTTCAATTGAGTATTCCCTGCTGCGGTTAGATCCTTGACGGCAATCGGCTGATTTGTTTGGAAGCCTGCCCCGGTTTCCACTGTCAAAGTGGCCAACGAAGGAGAGTTTACCACCACGCTGGTAATATCTTGGGTTTCAATGTTCGGGACCGTGCTGGATTGATTAACTTCCGCGATGATTACATTGGCCGTGCGCGTAACATTGTAAACGATATCACCGAACTGAGTGAAAGGAACATTGACACCGGTGGGGTCGGTGGATAGCATCACTTGAACGCCTAGCGTGCCCGGGAACGTTGGCTGTGCCCATTCAAGCTGACAGGAAGAAGCACCCTTGTAAGCCGTAATTCCAGACGGCGGTCCAATTTGTACCGCTTCATTTGACTGGAAGTAAATCAGATTGGTTTGGACAGTCGTTGTTAAGGCCGGAACACCGGTCATTATCCAGACCACACTAGTCGAGCTTCCATCGGTAGTCTGAACGCCGATACCAGTGGGCCAGACGGGAACCGTGGCACCAGAGGTTCCAGCTTTGATCACCGTTTCTACGTTGCCATTGTTGTCGATGATCTGCACACCGACCGCGTAATTCTTGCCGGCTACCCATACCGCGCCGGGTGAAGGATCATAATTTCGACCACGGATCTGCAGAAGCGCCTCGGGAATGGTCGGATCAACGTTAATGCTACCCGTGAAAGTAGTCCAGGATTCCAAGAAGGGAGATGTCTGGGAATTCAAGGTGTAATTCAGAAATGTTAATGTTTCGTTATAGATGAGAACTTCAATACGAGTGGTGTCTGGGACGCCGATAAGAACCCATCTCTGAGTACTATCCTGGGTGAAAGCCCCTTGCACCGTAGCCCACGTGGGAGGCGTAGGGCCAGTGAAACCATCAACAGTGGCTGTTTGCACGTTCCCATTCGGATCTACTATTTGATCGCCGGCAAAGAACTCCGTACCCTCGACCCAAGGAATAGTGTGAGTGTCGGCTTGTACTACCAGAGGCAGAACTTGAGTGTCGATAGACAGGGATTGCCCTATTACCACCGGAGAGGTGACAACGAGCGGTTTGAGCGTAGTGAGAACCGGCATTAAGCAGCCACCTTATAGATTACTGGTTTAGGTTCCGTAAATGGTATGCCTTGAACTACAGCGAGACGCTTTCTACCACACCAGAGATTGAACTCAGGGGTTCGTTTTTTATTCCAAGCTCTAGCTTTGTGAGTACTGCTCATTTGAAAACGTGTTTCCAGAGGAATCTTCCGATCCTTTAATCCGTCACTTATTTTTCTGCGGGTTTCTAAAGGTCTGGGCTTGCCCCTCCTTGACTCTTGTAACTTCATTCGATGGGCTTTAGCTTTTAGACTAACTTTTAAAGAAGCACCTATCTGTTTGCGAATTTTTTCAGGTCGTTTTCCTCTCTTCTTTCCTAGTTTTCGATTACGCATCTTCTCTCTAGTGATTTCTGAGGGATTACTTGGACCTTCCCCGCCATCCGTTAAATTCCTGAGGCAACCTGTGCCTAGATTTTTTCGACCCCAAAAGTCGATTAGATACCGTTCATAAGCAAATGCAGTGGCTTCGTCAGGCATGCGAATAATTTGCACCCGTGAACGATCCCTTGGAGGCCGATGACCTCTATGAGATTTCCAAACACGTCTGTCTGTCCCCTTTCCCACGTAGTAGGGAGAAGCATCTGAACGAAGATACAAATACACATAAAATGCGGACATCATTGACCTTGGGTTAATGTATTGACATTGATCGTGAACCCAATAGGTACAGTGGCCGTCGTACCGTACGAAGACACCTGTGCCAAGACTGATACTGCTGTGGGATCACCGTCGACTGGTAACGCTGAAACGTTGGTGATGTCCTTCAAAGTTTCCAACGGAGTTAGTGTCTGCACGGTAGATTGCGCACTTTGCACTTTCTTAAAATTTGTCAAAGCCGCCATCACCGCGTTCGAAACATCAGCAACCGAGGCTTGTGCGGTTTTCTTCCCGATGTACGTCCTGAGCGGACAGGTCAAAAGAGGGTAGAACGGACAGCGCGAAGTCAAGATGTACTTTAAGCTTCTCTGCACCAATTTGTTGGTGTCAACTATGATCAAAAAAGCACCTGAACTGGCGGGCTTAAAATCGTTCAATTGACCGATACCACTACATTTCAAACAGTACGCTATGGTGGTGATGTAAGTCACTTCAATCAGCGGCACAATGAAACGTACTGGATGATTGAAAACGATTTTGAAAAAGACGTAACCTGTGAAGCCAACTAAATTCGGGTTGTCGTCTGCCACGAACGTGTACCCGAAAACCGGGTCGTTCGGGGCCACATATTGCCCACTGATGTACAACTTGACGAGACTTTGTCCGTTGATCGGGGCACGCATACGGATGGCCGGATTAGAAGCAAGCAACAACGTGCGAAAATCTGTGGAACTGACTACGTAACGTTCCAGAGACTGCTCGTGGTCACATGGCGCTGCCGAAGTGTCGAAATCGTAAGACATTAGGCCGCTGCTCCTTTCGCTTTTCGGTTAAACTTTCTCAAATGCCCACAACTTTTCGTTCCCGATTTCCCACTGAGGCAACCGGTCTTAAAGATCTTTCCGCAACTACAGAGGCATTCCCACATAACAGGTCGGATACTTGCTAATCGTAAAACCACAAGTTGCCCATATGGTTGACTTGTTCGATCTTTAAGACGGCCCAGACTTATGTTGATGCGGTGATTTTCTGGTGGGATTTCTCCAGTCTTCTGAATTCTTGCTCGTTCTGCTTGAGCAGCTCTGCGTTCAGGCGTCCAAAATTCCTCCTTACGAAAATGATGGTCTTTCTGTGCTTTTAAGGTTTTGGATATCTGAAGATTGGTTTCAGGAGAATTCCCCCGACCCAAGCAGTTCTTGTTACCCATCATTTTCTTAGATCTCTTAGCTAACACTTCTGGGGTACGATTCAACCCCATTTTATTGACTAAATCCCAGCCACCAATTCCTCCATCTGCCACATTCATACATAACGGGTCGCGTCCCCGGTAGCATTGAATCAGCTCGTTCTCCTTTGCGAATGCAGACACCGTGTTAGTCTCGTCATAGACGAAAAGAACATCCTTGCAGAACTTTTCCACCCCATACTTTGCCACCGCCCGACGAATATAGTTTCCAGATCCCAGGTACTCGTCGTTCGGGTTCTCGGTTTTGTGAACGCCGAAATAATATTTCCCGTTGACCAGATTCGTCGTCTTGTAGACCGTGTAGGATGGCATAAAATTTAGGGAATAGGATCTTGAGAAGGATCTACCTGTTTGATCTGGATAGGAGATCCGGCTGGCGAGTGATTCACCTGTTCTAATTCCCAGATAGTCGGCTGATCCAATTGGTGAACACGAAATCTTGGTTGACCCTTATACTGATCAGTTTGATCCTTCACTAACGCTCCGAGGTATTGTGTTTGCCCGAAATAGGTAGTGATGTTGGCCAACAGTGTGGCCACACTCAAGGAGTTTGGACCTGTCGCACCCGAAGCGCCGGTAGAAATGGTTGCCCCGGTAGCTCCTACCGCCGTAGCTGGAGCCGTGGCGTCGGTTGCATACTGCGCGCTATCCTCATGCTTTTCAATAAGATTTCGCACAAGATTCATGAAGAACACACCTTCTTCATCTCGTTGAAACTGAGGCTTCATTAAGGCTTTAATGTCGGAAACAGCCGTCATAGGCAGCTGATCTTCCCAATGAGCATAAGTAAAGTGTCCATTAGGGCCGGGTTGCCAAGAAGGCTTCCGAAAAGTCGGGGTCAGTTTCTGGTCGTTGACTGTGGAGTAAAAGGTTTCAAGAATCCCAGCCGTTTTACGTAGCTGCTCTGCCCGTATCTGATGATGCAACTTAATAGCAGGAAAGTTTTTGGTCCGAGCATTCACCCAAGCAAAGAAATTGTTTCTCTGAGTTTCGGCGAAATTCCCTAGAAAATTAAAGGGCGGTCCAGCTACCGCGTAGGTAAAACCCGAAAAACTTGGCATGGTCCCCATCCTTTATGGCCCAATTTTGTTGTTGTGGGCCACGTCACCATTCCAGAGGATATAATGCTGGTCCGCAGGGTCATCAGAAATGACATGAACGTTATAAACGGTGCCTTCAAACCACACACGTTTGAGCGATAAGTATTTCTCTTCCGCTGGAACCCAATCGTTGCCGAGTTTCATGATATGGTTAACTGTGACTAGCTTATTCGGGGCCAGTTCAAGCATCCAGCCTTTGTAGTTCTCGTGGACGATCAACTCCGCCCAATGTGTACCTGTCTCGTTCACAAGCTCGAATCTTTCAGACAACGACATGAGTTCCACAACTCCAAAAAGTGTTACCCGGATTGCAACGTTGCCCGTGAAACAACCACCTCCACCGGATGGTGGAGTGCCAACAGTATACGTACTAGAGTCGAAGTACAAGTTGCTCTGCAAGACGCTAACTGTATCGGTCGCTTGCGCTCCCAAGTCGTTTACGGAGTACCAACTCGTGTCCGAAGAGACCAGTTGAAACTCCTTGTAGTACAAACCCCCACTAGCATAGCTGTTTATGAGACTGCCCATTCCCAACATTATACGGTTAGACGTACCGTGTTGTTGAGCGTAGAAAGCACAAGTCGTGGCATCGTTTTGAGGGTTAGTGACGGTGGCCCTAAGCGTTTCGCTAGTGGAAGGTGCCACATAATAGCTAGGTGCTTCTCCGGTAGCTGGTACAACTAAGAAAGCCGAAATGGTGGGAGCAACATAGCCTGATCCGACAAGGGTTATCGGGATGGCCTGCGTCGGGACGTAAGTCACCGCTCCACCAGTTATGAAGGAGTCCCCCGAGAAATACGTTAGGGTCCCGGTAAGAGTGAATCCTAACGAAGCACTAATATTCGAGGAGGACACCACCGGGGTAACAGTCACGGTCCATCCAGTCAACCAACCGGAGCCATCCAACACCGGCGTTGGGGTTGACACCGTCCCGTTAGAGAACGTAACAGTTGGCGTGTTGACCACATTCCCCGTAGAGTGCACTCCTTGTTGTTGTGGAGACATCGGTTTTGGTAAAGTGATGGTTACAACGTGGGGGTTTCCATCCGCAGTAAACGATGTGGGTGAAACTGCTACATATGGGGCGGCTGCATCGAGCGTGGGATTCACCATGTAATCCAGTTCGATTTGGTTAAAAGTTCCACCGTTAGTCAAAGTAGGAACAAACACGTCGAAAGCGTTGTTTACCGAATTGTACCAAGCAATATCGTCAGCTTGCAGCGTGAGAGTAGTTATGTCGACGTGTGGGTCAAACACCGAGCCGTTATACTGCAATTCGTAAGCGCCCGTTGCTCCATTGATAGTTCGCCCGCCCGTTGGTGCGGGATCGTACGCTATAGCAACGCGGCCTTGCCAACTGCTGTTGCTACCTGTAACCTGAAACACCGATCCCAGAGCGGCGGTTGCACCGATCGGTTGACTATTAAACTCAAGTGGTGACAATCCGGCTTGGAAGTTGTACACGTTCGAAGAGGGGTCGCTGTAAGCATACAGTTTCCCAACGGTTCCTTCAAGAATAGGGATGTAAGTCTTCGTGGTGTAAACAATACCTGAGAGACCTACGGTAAGTTGGACTACGCTTCCCGTGGGTTGGAAATTCCCGTTAGACACTGATAATTGAAGGTTGGAACCGAGCGCAACCGTTGGAACGCTGTACCAGACCTTGATCCATTTGAAAGTCAAGTAGGTGTCCCCATACCCGGTTCCACTGACGAATTTAACCATCAGCGAGAATTCTCCGGGAGGAGTCAAGGTAGGTCCGTTAACATTCATTACAGCCGGGGTAAGAGTAGAAGTCGTGTTGCCCCATAGATCTGTAGGACTACCGAGAAGATAATTTTGGTTGCTCGGTCCACCGGTGAAAGTTTTCCATGACCCTAGTAGGGTGATTCCCGTACCGTTGTTGAACGTCGTCCCGAGTGCGGCCTCCATCACGTTGTAATTGTTGGTCGAATTGATAAGAGCCTCAACCCCTAATATTGTTGCTGAGGGAGGAATGTTAAGATTGAAGTCGTAGACAAACACGATAGCAGGACTGCCACTGCCATGAACGTTAGTTCCTCCTGGATTGGAACCATTGATATACCAATCCCCACCCGGTGTCTGGGAAATATGCCCCGGAAGATTACCGGTCGAAAGTTGCCAAGCGACGTACACAACATTTGAATTGCCTGGACCGATTACAAGTCCATTTGACAACGTACCGTTGGGTGAGATGGTGTCTTCGCCCGCCGCCCCGCCTTGGTATAACGCCGAAGCGGTTCCCGTCCCCGTGGTAAGGCCAACATTGATGTTGACTGGAATGGTCCTAGGGTTGGGGCCTGTTACGACGAGATTTACAGTTTCAATGGGCATTATGACACCGTCTGTATCGGAAGCGAGCCTGTCGAGGGCGCAATACGGAACACCCCATCGTTGTACACCGTCCAAGTGAAGGTTTGTGAAACTCCTACACCCGAATCTACTACCGTAACCGAGAGAGAATTGGATCCTAACGATCCCAAACTGAAAGGTCCGTGCAAATGAATATACGCTATTCCATGAACCGTATCTAGGAGGTCCACGGTGCCTGTGATATTCGGATTGCTCGTCGTGACAGAAATGGTTGACGGATTGGTGCTGATCACACCAGTGGCTATCACACGGAACGGCTGATTATTGGAAGTTGCTATGGAATCCGTGTTGCCCACGCTGACGTAGCCCAGAATGCTCAAACTGATGCTGTCAGCGTAATCAGGACCAGCGTGCAAAGTCAGACCCGCTACTACTTGAACCAAAATCGGAGCATCAAAATAAGCTCCTATGTTGTCTGTAACTCGGAATGTGACCGTTTGGCTGAAGCCGGTTGCGGTTGTCGTTCCTGAAACTGTAGCTGTAAGCGAGGGTGCAACAGCAGCAGTCAATGCCAAGCCGGTGGGCAACTGCGACGCGGATAGTGGCGAAATAGACCACGTGAACGGGATATGAGGAGACCCTGACGCTGTGAGGGTACCTTGTGGAGCGCCGAATACCAGCCCCGAAGTGACCACCATCGGAGTCAGGGGCGAAATCACCAAACCTGGGTTATGAACTGACAGCAAGAACGTACCTTGTGTAGTGTTTACTCCATCAGTTACTTGAATCACAACAGACGCTGGTGATACAGTGGTAGATGAGGCGAATCCAGCAAACACCGCACCGTTAGGAGGTGTAGGAGTTTGGGTCGCAAATGTGATGCCTGAAGGCAGTGTGCCGGAGAATAGAGACCAAGTGTACGGGCCGCCCGTGCCCCCGACCGCCAGCATCGTTGCCCCACCATTCGCTGGGATGTAAGGAACAGCGACAATCGCGTTTGGTAGAGTTGAAGGAGTCGTAATCGTCAAAGCGATAGGTAAATCAACCACAACTCTTTCATAAACATAACACACCTGGCCACTGGTAGCGAAGATCTGAAACCAGACATCAAAATAGCCTGCTTCAGTGGGTGTGCCCGTAATTAGGACGTTCAATCCAGGTCCATCCAACCCAACTGCCAAACCTTGCGGAAGAGGGTAATCCACCGAGTCTACCAAAGTTACTGACGAAAGCTGGCTAAACGCTGGGCCGATAGTTCCTAGCGGAGAACCAGTGGTGTAGGCCGTACCGAGCTTACCATCCTGGAAGGTCGAAGCCATCCCAAAATCGCTCAACAGAATGTCCCAAAAGACTGTGACGGTCCCATGCAATACGCCTGAACTGTCTGTGTACTCTATGATGCTCTGGTTGTTGAAAGTTCCTGCCACAACGCCATAGACAAGACCAGTGTTAGCGTCTAAAGAAAGTCCCGGAGGTAGACTGGAACCGGGCTGGACGGACGCGATCCAAGGTGATATGACGTTGGGAAATACGTCAGGAGAATTGTAGTACGGTTTCCGAGGATTCAACCCTACAGAATCCCCAGTGATATAAGGCCGCGTGAAGGAAGTCATTAAGCCAAAATCTACGCCAGGATCTGATCTGTCATCGTGCGAAATAAAGATGTACGGGCGAGAAACTGTTCCCACCGCCGCTGGCGAGATAGGAGTCGGCAAATTCGCCGGAGATGGAGTATAGATAGCTCCCCCGCCATCGGTCCATGTGTCGGTTGTGTCGGGAGTGCCAGTGATCGGGCCAAGTACCAGCGGATCGCTCCCGGTAGGAACCGAGATCAGAATTGCGGTTGCTAATGAAGAAGTCTGGGTGACTGTTTCTCCCGCAACAAAACCCGGATTGGTTACTGAACCCGTCACTTGGTTATAAGTGAGAGCAACCGGCACCCGTAATTCTGAATTACGGAAGGTTGTTGGAGGACCGCTTACCACCAGGGTAGCCGGGTCGACTGTTGGGTCCACCGTGACTACTAACCCGTTTGTTGTAGGATCTTGAGCTGGATCGACTGTGGGGTTAAATGGAAGGACTACAAATTCCCCCAAATTACCCGACAGATCTATGACGTCGCTCGAACTAGAATCGTTGTAAGTCCACGCACCGGAATCCCCCGAGGATTTATGGACGAAACCAGGGGTAAACCCAATCGAACAGATCTGGTTGTCAACCCGATAACTAAACTGTTTTGTGACAGGATTGCTGTTCGGATAATTGGAGTCGGCCACAGTAAGAACAAAATAATGCGTGCCCGAGTTAGCGATAGGAACATTCAAAACAACTTCCACTTGACCGTCAACAAGAGCGTAGGTGGCCGCCGGAGACGATGCTCCATCATCGGTATGAACTTGTAACACGTAAGGTGACTGACCACCAAAAACCGGTACAATGAGTTTGAATTGCCGAGAAGCGAAGATCTCCGGTTGATCCACCGGACCAAACTGCAAAGCAGCCGGTTGCAACGTCATGGTGAAAGTGTTCGATGCCTTAGCGCCGATAGCATCCGTGACCTGTATAACCACATTGAAAGGAGTGACGAAGTCCAGGGTGGAATTGTATGTACAGGGCACCCCCGAAATCAAGCCAGTAGTTAGATTGATGGTTAGACCTTCAGGCAATGAACCTGCCGGAGTGCTCCAAGTGTACGGCGCAAGACCGCCCGGTAACGGGCTGCTGCTAACGATATTTCCTACCGCCATCTGCAAACTGAAAGGAGTTCCTACCGTAGCCGTGCCAAGATTGGTGTTTGTCACGGGCTGACCCTGGATTACAACTTCCATATCAGTTTCTATCAAAACGGGAAGAGTGACTTCATCGATAGAGAACGGAGTGCTGGAATCCTGCACCGAGAACTCTATTTCAAATTCTCCCATCTCTAGAGGTGTGCCATTTATGGTACCATTGCTGGTCATAAACACGCCATTCGGGAGACCCGAAGCGGCCCAGATATAAGGCGCGATACCCGTATTCGGTTGCACCGACATCGCCAAGGTTGTTCCTAAAGCATCTGATATGGATTTTCCCACAATGATGTTAGGAAGAGAGGTTGTCTGAATCTTAACCGGCACGGTCTCAGTATTAGGACCGGTGATCTCCTGTTCCACTGGCGTGAGAAGTTCTAAAGTCTTCGGGCGACCTTCAATTGGGAATACATCGAGAGCCATGGTGCCCAACAAAGAGCTGGCGCTGGTGAATCGCGAAGTAGCAAGCAACATCTTCAGTTCATTGGTGATTGTGTCACGAACCAAAGCGCGGGCGATTACTTCCCAAGGCTGCGGAGTTGGGGAACTTGTGATAGCGTTTACAATTTCAAATCCCGAAGTCCCGGCGAAACCCAACGTCGTGGTCAAACCCACCGAGGAGGATGAAACAGTAGTAGCTTCCTGGTCCATCACAAAAATCTGCACAGCAAGCTGTCGGATCAAAGACACCGGAGGATCGTACTGAGTGCCGGTGTAGTTTCGTCGCGCTTGGATTGTTACAATCTGGGCACCGGGATTTGTGAAGGACTTTGTGGCGACAGAAGCCGATAGAGGCAACCAGCCAGTTGAAGTACCGTCTGGCCAAAGAATCTGCCATTGGTCGGCTGCCGTGTACCCTGAGCCCAGAGTTACGGTCAACGGTTGGTTTAACAGCAACGTGGTATTGCTGAAAGTAACATAGGAAGAAGCTACAATCGCGGGGAAGATAAACCCGTTTGTCGCTTGAGTCCCATTAACTTCCCAGAACGGACTAGGTGTAACTCCTGAGACACCTTCAGCTTGCATCGTCAAGCCGTAGTCAACCGCTGATAGAACTGTGGTGAATATGCGACTAGTGGGGGTTTCACCTGGGTTCAACGCTACCGATTTCAGAAAGGTTTGAGGAGATCCTGAAGGAGTAAAAACACTTCCCGACAAACTTCCAGCTTGGATTACTATTTCCCAACCCGTGTACTGGTCAAATTGACCATCCCCATTCGGATCTGGATAGGGGAGCCAATTGAGGGTCAGAAAATTATTCTGGTCAATAACCGCTACTGCGGGAGCGGACTGTAGTTGTTCTGACATGTTTATCCTAGCTGAACCACCGTGTTAGAGGTACTGTCTTCTGTGACGCCACCCAGGAAAGGATCAACGAGAACCGTTCGAGCTAATACAGAATTCGCTGTCAAATTCGCTTTACCCTCCGTCTGGAAATCTGACGTCACTGAAATGCTTGAGTTTAACGAGACCTCTGCAACGAGCGTAGTGACAGTAATGTTGGTTTCACTCACGCCTCCAACAGCGTGATTTTGTAAATTCAGTGTCGAGTTCTGGGATCCTTCGTAAAACGGTCCAGTAGTGACCGCGCCCGCCGCTACAACCAACGTATGTCCAGAGGAAGTCAAGACAGATTGCACGCAGGCGTGACCAACACCGCTTGTAGGAAGGGTTGTTGAACCCCCCTCCAGAATGACCGAGTCACAGCCCACATACGCACCCGCTTGCACGTTGTTGACCCAGACACAACCAACAAGATCCACATCCGAATTGTAGGCTGTGATGGTTGGATTTACGAATCCTTGGAATTGAATGTTGTTAAAAATCACGCGGGTTGTATCTAGATAGAAAGCGGAGGTTGGTCCGTTGCCGAAACCCGGAAAGCCCGTTGCATCGATAATAACCGGGGAAGTAGCCCCGGCCTGACTGGTGATAACCAAGCGACCAGCTGACTGTATTACTCGAGAAAGATTCCCCAAAGCGTACATTTCAGCAGAACGAATAATTCCGTCCCCCAACGCGATAACTTGCAAAGCACTTGAGAGAGCAGCGAGGCTGAAAGATGTGCCGGTAGAAATCAAAGTGATTACGCAAGGATGTCGTAGAACAGGTGGCAGCAAAGCTAGAGCCGCGCCGATGGTGAGAGTAGCCGTCTGCTGAGTCAACCCGTTGTTCGCATCGTTGCCAGTGACATTGTTAACGTACAACGATATCGGAGCCACAGTGGCCTGCAAATTCTGTCCCAGCACCGTTTCAGGGGTAAGTCCCCCGATGCCATATCCGATGTGAGGGGTAGCCTTGGAAAACCCGCGCCCGCCCGTCGCTATAAATTGGATTGTCTTCCGGAGATCCTTGTTAACCGGTGGAATGAAATCAGCGGTATGTAAAGGCACTGAAAAGGTGTGCTCGACGTCGTTCTCACGCATTGTAACGAAGTTGCTGTCGAAGAAGCTAGACACCGCTTCGTTCGTCATGGTCGCATCATTCCAGCTTATCTGGGAAGGCATAGACACCGCGAGAGGCAACTCCCGGTTGTACGGAAACACATCGGACAAGCCTGCTACCGGAGCTGTACCGGTGCCATTTGTAGTCACTAGCGCGTTGTCTTCGGCGTGGACAAATTCATAGTTCCTTAAAAGAACGCCTTCACCTTGGTAGGGCAGATATTCAATCGACACGGTGAAAGAAGAATTGGGATCGAGAGCTGGATTGATAGCCGCCGCGAGCACGAATGTAGCCGTAGTGAGGTTGTTCCCCACAACCGAGACCGTCATAAGACCATCTGCTATGTTCAAGCGGCTGATCGGATTGGAATTCAAATTTCCAAGATTGTCTAAAACCCAGATCATCGGCGTGACGGTATCCCCCGAAACTCCTTGGAGAGTGCAGCCGTTAGCTGCCAACAGAATCGTGTTGGTGCTGTTGGCTGAGTTATACGACACCGAGATGATGCTAACCCGAGGATCCATGGAAAACAAGAAGTTTGAACTGTAGTTGCCTACCAAGACAGTCTCTTCAATAGCAGTTATGGCTTTAACTGGTGCGTTGTAAGCAACTTGACAAGTGTCTTGGAGCAGCAAGGAAACCATGAGGGTTGAAGTCGCCGGTACCGCGCCTTGAACAGTAACCGAAGTGCTGGCCCCGTTCATACTGCGCCCGAAGACCGCGTAGTAGACGTTCGTTGCCTGGTCCCAAGCCTGGATGACATACAGTCCGTTCAGCATCCCGTTGATTCCTAGGCGGTTCAGAGTTAACGTGGTGAAGGGTACCCCGCCAACTATCGATTGAACTAAGCGTGGATCAGAACCCACGATGGCGAGCCAAACTTGCGTCCCGAAGACAACGCTGGAATACGCCGGGTTGTACACCAGCATCTCCGCCACTTTCGTGGTCAACAGATTGGCTTGTACCACATAGTCTGAGACACCAAAAATCGGGAGTTGTTTACCAGAGATGAAATCCGAAAGCAGACCGCCGTCCACCGCCAAGGGAATTTGGATCAGGTTAACTCCAGTTCCTGCGTTAAGTTGCACCACGACAACCACTGATATTGGGTTAGCTCCTGGATCAAAGGCCGTGCCAGTCAAATTGTTGCTGAAGGTAACGGAGGCTGAAGTAGAGCCTACGATGATCTCCACTTGCCCTTGCAGCAGCGCGGCGGGAGTGATCTGGCCCGTTGAGGCATTGGTGACCAAAGCCGTCAGACTTACTTCCTGGAGAGTCGCTCCCGCATTTAACGGTAATGAGATCGTGAAGGAATCGTTCTGAACCCATGGTTGCCCAATGAGGCCCACTGCTTTCTGGCTGGTAGTCACCAAGATAGCTGTTGAAAAGATTAGAGCGTTTGAACCAAACCCATTTGTAAATCCGCAACTCAATTGAGTATTCCCTACGGTGAGAGGAAGCCAGGAACT